TTACGGTACCTGCGTCTGTGCTCAACCCCGTAACTATATATGTTTCCCCGTAAGAACTACCATACACGCCACTTGATGTACTCCATTCGATAATAGATGTTTTGGTGACATCCTCTGAGCCATACAGGACCTGTACAGTAGTGCTACATGATGGAAAAGAAGTATAACCCCCATCTTTATCGGTTGGAATTCCTTGATACTCATTTGATAAGATTACATTTAAAGTTCTGAATTTACCCGATTCTTCCGCTACAACATCACTGATGTTTTTTCCTTCCAGAGAAAATTCAGTTGCTTTAATGTAAACATTTCCATCATCATCAATTTTCAATGTAACCTGACCATTTTTATCTGTGACATTCAGACCCTTACCATTAATCAGTTTTCCTGCTAAAACGCCAGATAGGATATAACTTGCATTTATATACAGTTCACCATCCTGAATATAAATACCTTTATTTTTCCCATTGTTAGTCAGTTTATTGAATACTTCAGGCTGCCCCAAACTGGTGTCATACTCACTAATTGCATTATCCACATCATCAGAATCCACATAAGATGGGCTAATCCAGTCAGCAGATGAAAATGCACCGGATTTTCTGGGCGTTTTGCAGATTTTTATTTCACCTTTTCCATTAGTGGTGGAGGTAACCCACATGTCACCCTCATCATATGGCGGCGTAGGTGTAACCAAAAACACTCGTCTTTTTCCATCTGCGGTATCTTGTGCCGTTGATGCAGCATCAAGTGCGACTTTTATATCAGGATCATCAAAGCTCTCCCAACTATAAGTACCATCAATCTTTACAAAACGGAACATCTTCTTAGTACTCGTGTTATAGAAAATATCATTAAGATGCTTATCTTTTGCATCTACGTCAGTCCATTCAGATGCGGGTACATTCTCAAGCGTGGGGTCATACGCATAAAAGTATTGAGTGCTTACATCTATACCGTCTGTTATCACTGAATCGACGTAACTTTTTGCGGATTCATTAGCTATTTCTTTAATAGTCTTCCCTTTAAGCTGAAAAGAATTCGCAACAATGTCCACACGTCCAGTGTCAGCATCAACGCGCAGCGTCACGTCTCCGTTATTATCTTTTGCTGTAAATCCTCTCGTGTTAATCCATTCTGACTGGATGCCAATTGCGTAAAGGATGTTCAGTACAGCATCGCCATTACTGTCAAATCCGGCTTTCCATGTCTGACCTCCGTCTATTGACAAAAAGAATCCATCGACACCTGTTTTATAAATTACTTTAGAATCAGCAAGCGTAGGTTTATCATGCCGGTATGTAATTACGGAACCATCTTCTTGCATTTCTTCTGTATAGAAGAAGCCCAGCGTGTTTGCTGCAAGCTCATTCATTTGTTTGAGCTTTATGTCATACGCAGATAGCTTTTTCTCTGTGTCTTTTTTTGCTTGCTCTACCACTGCTTGCTGTTCGCCAATAAACTCGCTTGCATCTTCTTCGGCACTCTTTGCGCTACAGCTCCATGATGTTGAGCCACCGAACACGAACTCTATATCTGTCACAAACGATCTAAAGACACGATTCTTTGTATCAATAAATTCGACCGGATCGCCGAAAGTGGCGTATCCGTTGGCGATTCCGTCGCATGAGAAAGGACGCATTCGCAAACCGATTAATTGATTTCCAATAGCTTCGACTCCTGCCTGTGCATTTCCTGACAATAGCTGATTATCAATAGTGATTACATAGCCGTCCTGACCCGACATATATTCGGCCTCATCTTCTACGTATTTGACGCCTGTTACAATAACATCGTCTACGTCATATTGTAGATTCTGAATTGAAAATAACGCGTGATAGTCGTTATTGCTTAACGTACCACCATCAATCACGGTCCCTGTTGTCCATGGATTAAGCGTACCGCCATCCAGATCATCACCATTTGTCCAGTTCTTTACTGTTCCACCATCGTAAATAGTCGTATTGGTAAATGTCTTATCAAACGTAATAATCCTGAGTAAGTCATTTTCGTCGATTCTTGCATTTCCACCGGCTATCCCGGCACACATTCCGATTACTGTACGATATGTCGTATTAGATGGCGCTTTCTGAATCTGAAAGTTCGCATTTGGAAACATTGCATCTCCAAGAGTGATTCCACATTGCTGACAGCATTCTGAGAGCAGTTCCTTGACTGTACAAGGAAAAGATAAATTAGAATCATACGTCTTATCAGCGTTGTGCATCTTATCTAAGAGAGAAAGACTTATTTCGCTTGCCGTTGCAGGCTTTTTCGATACAATATAAGTACCTCTTTTAATAGTTTCTATCCTGTCAGATAACTGCACATTGAGAAAGATAACAAACCTTGCAGCATTAAAATTATATCCGTCAAAGCGTCCGTCATCATTTACCAATGATAAGCTTGCCGTTTTTTCTATTGCTACACCCACCGGGAAGTCCCCAGAGTCTGCTGAATCTACAAGACTGTTTCCGGATAGATAAAAGTCTTTTTTACCTAGCTTAAGAGTTGTACCATTTGACAATGTAACATTTGCTGTCACGTAATAATTTCTGTTTGTAAGAGATTCTTTCTTCAACTGAGTAGATACATTTATCAAATCGGCTCAATCCTCCTTACATTGATAGACAAATCCGTCCACTTTTCTTCCCCGTCTTTCAGGGTTTGCGCAGCCATGTTAAAATTTGATGCGTAGAATGTTCTGTCTATCCATCTTCCCGGAACAGTAGGGTCTTTATGGTGGAATGTGAATTGGCTTTTGTTAAGCACAGTATTTAGTATGGTTGCTATTTCAGCCCACGTAAGCTCGCCCCATTGCATGTCATACCCACCAATTGTCCCCATTGGTGTATTGTGCATAATCAAATCCTGACTTCTTTTAGAGTCTTCTGTAGAAGTGGTTGCGAACACCGGTTTGTAACTATCCGGTGCTCTTATAACAACGTTGTCTATTTTAAATTGTTCCTGCGGCATATTCTTCTCCTTACGCTAACTCAAATGGGTTCTTCCCATTCCGGTTTCTTCTCATTTCAGCTTCACTGATAATAATATCTAACAATTTTCTGCCAGATGCATTGACTGTAACATTATAGGTATTTCCATCTCCCTGCCCTTTTCCTGACTCTTCCCGGACGATCTGCCGTAATAGGCTTTCCGGTGCTTCCAGGTTATTTCCTTTCTTCTGGTCACCTAATACCGCAAGGAATTCGCTTCGTGGTGGAATAACTGCGCCACTGGCCAGATATGGGATAGTTCCGATACGTGGAAATGTTGCATGAAATCCAATAGTCTTTGAACCAAACGGTGTTGGAACAGTCCAAGGCCCAAAGGAAAATGCAGATTCAATTCCACCAATTGCATTATTAATCATCCCAACTGCATTATTAACAATGCTGATTGCCTGATTAATCGGAGCTTTAATGAAATTAACAATACCTTCAAATGCAGATTTGACTGCATCTCTGGCGGCATTAAACTTATTAGTGATAGCATTTTTTATCGCTTCTACTTTATTAGATACGAACGTAGCTACGCTTTCCCATGTTCGGGATGTCTTGTTCTTTACGCTGTCCCATACGCCTACAACTTTAGTTTTAATTGCATTAAATACTGTGCTGGCTGTGGATTTAAGAGAGTTCCAAAGGCCAGAAAGTGTCTTTTTGATTGCGTTCCAGATTGTTGAAGTCAATGCTTTAATCGCATTCCAAGCAGTGCTGATGATGCTCTTTATTATACTTAACGCGCCTTTTGTTACGGTTTTAATTATCTCCCACGCACCTGACACAACATCTTTGATAAAACTCCATGCTCCATCCGCAATCTCTTTTATTCCCTGCCAAGCCAGTTCCCAGTCTCCTGTGAAAACGCCTACAAGGAAATCAATGATTCCGCTCAGAGTGTCTGCTACATCACCAATTATTTTAATTAATGATTTCATAACTTTTATTGCTACGGTGCCTACAACGTTAATTATTTCTGCCACGACCGGAAGCAAATTCGCGATTATCCAGTTAATCAAAGGCACTAATACCGACTCCCACAGAAGTTTCAGAGAATCAATGAGTTTTCCGAGGAATGTTTCTATCTTTAAAATCGCATCCCCTAATGGTCCCTCTAATAGCCCTTTGAACTGTTCTGCCAGTCCTTGCAAAACTGGAAGAACATAGGTGTTGTATCCAGTTATCAGAGTCTCAAATATGCTTGATAATCCATTCGCTATAGAATCAAAGAACGGCTTTACATGCTCATCGTATAGCCTCGATATTGCATCACTAAGGTTTTGAACAACTGTTAAGACCCCACTTGTTACAGTTTCTATTACTCCGAGGCTGCCCTCAATTGCTGACTTCAAAATGTCTTTGTTGTCGATAAAAGGCTGCGCAATCATGTTAAGGATGTCTCTGCCAAGTTTTGCGGCTGTTTCCGTAAGAACCATTCCAATTTCAGTAAAGATTCCGATTAAATTAGCAGTAATCTGCTGCGCAGTTTCTTCGCCGAAAACTGAGAAAACATCAGCAAAAGCAACTGCAAGGTTTCCGCCTATTTGTGCAATTTCAGAGCCGATATTGAACATATCTATCAGATAGTTCTTTATTCTTTGCGTGTTCTGTTTTAAAAACTTTTCGATTCCGCCTATAATGTTTTGCGCAATTGTTAATCCGATTCTGGCAAATGAGCCGGCAACTTGTCCAATTGCATATGCGAATGAATCGAAAAAATTATTTGCTGCTTTAGCAACTTCTGAATCAGTGAAGATATCCTTTAAAGATTTCCATATGGAATCGAGATCCTTTTTTATTCCGTCAAGAATTGGTTCGTAATCTCCTAATCCATCCCAGAATCCTTTTGCGATTAACTTAGCCAACTGTTTAAATCTGTCGATTATCTTTTTTAGCGGTTTTGACATTTTATCAAGAACTGTCTCACCCTCTGCCAATTTTCCATAATCAACATTTTGTACAGCATCTTTCATCTGATCTGCAAGTCCGCCGGTTGCGCCCGGTACTTTTGACGATGAATCTGTGCTTTTATCCGTTGAGTAATTATTTATTTCGTCAAGAGGACTAAGATATCCTTTTGCCGCCTTAGTAGCTTTCTTAGTTGCATCTGCTGTATCATTTGTCGCATCTGCCAGCTTTTCGGCATTGTTGGCAGCATCTCCATATTGGTCTGCCGTATCAGCTATTGCATCTGTCCCGGCAAGGCCTGCACCACTTGTGCCTGTCTGGCCAGATGATTTCTTTCCGGTGATTAACTCCGTAAATGACTTGAAGGCATTTGCCAGAGTTGCCAGTTTGCCCAGCAAAATATTAATAACTCTCAAAACGGGAGTGAAGAGATTGATTAATCCCTGTCCGACTGTTGCCTTGAGAGATTGCAACTGTAACTGCATCACTCTGACCTGGTTCGCCCAACTGTCAGATGTTCGGATAAAGTCACCAGATGCGGCAGACAACTGCTTCTGCACAAAAGCCAGACGAAGAGCCACTTTCTCCTGTTCGGTCATGGCGGATGTGGTTTTACCATAGCCATTAGCCAGTGCGTATTGATCGAGGGCACTTTGCGTCATAACGACGCCCAAATCTTTTAGTGTTTCCGTTTCACCTGTAAATACAGATTTTAGCTTGGTGTAAGCCAAGTCCTGACTGATGTTGTAGAATGACGCCACGTCGCCAGTTAGCTGTGTCAGAGCCGTTGACATATCGTAAGCCTGTGCTTCTGAGAATCCGAACGACTTAGACATTGCTCCGAACGTTCCAACATACCTTTTTGCCATGGTTTCTGACAGTCCGGCAGAGGTCATGGCATTCTTTGCAAATTCGTTCACCTTGTCCGACATGGTTGTAAATGTAACATCAACCACGTTCTGTACTTCTGCGAGGTCGGAACCAAACTCCACACACTCTTTTCCGAACTGTGCTAACTTGCCAACTGCGAATGCTCCGCCAATCAGTATGCCTATTTTTTTTACTACGCTGCCAAGTCCGTTAAAAGACTGCCTGATTGCTGATACGCCGTTTTGCACACCTGATGTGTCCATTCTGGTATCAATAATGACTGAGCCATCAGCAGCCATGTGTCCACCTCCTAACTATTTGAGGTTCAACATCTCATTCAGCTTATCTTTATAAGCTTGCTCCTCGTCGCTGAGACGTGTTTTTATGTCAATAATGTTCTTATTTTCCTGATAGAATTTCTTTTCCCATTTATCGAGCTTTTCACCCTTTGCCTTTTTTGAACGAATTCCAACCACTGTATTAAAAAGACACTCTCCAGACTCCATGAAATATCCAAAGAATGTCCACCAGTGTATATAAGGCACTGCTCTGATTTCTTTACCAGTAACCTTGTTTACTGCCGGAACAATCATGTCTCCGTCCTGTTCCCAGTCCATCAGACGGGGTTTGGGCTTATTCGGACTATCATCAACTTGACCACAGTCAATAAACTCACAAGCTTTCTGACAAGCTTCTGTAAGATGCTCTGGGGGTATGCTCTGCCAGTCTTCAAATAGAATCTGCAACATAACAACTGCTTTCGCCTGTTCGTCCAATTCTGGGTCATTCATGGCGACCAGAATATCAATAATTACTCGAAAATCCGTTCTGATAGAAAAATCCACCCCACTGATATTTAGTGAGGTGGGCAACTCATAGGCGGTCATTTTATATACTTCTCCGTGTACTTATTGACTACTTCCTGCATTTTTTTCTTTCTCTTTTCAATTTCCGGAGTAAGCGCTTCATTGATTTTGTCCAGAACGATATAGGCAAACACCTGACCATTTCCAAAAACAGTTGTTGCGGTAATTGGTTCTTTAAATAAATCCTTAGATGCTTCGTATCCGAGCATATAATTGATTTTGTCCTCAATCTGCTTATTAATCTCCGCCATCTCTTTACTAGAAGAAACATTTTTAACAGATTCCTGAGCCTGTTCAAAGAAAGTTTCCAATTCTTCCGCTCTTGCCGCAATATTAATGTCAGTAGGGTTCAATTTGAACGAAGAGAACACTTCGCCCTGTTTGTTTGTGAATGTGAAAAGAAGAAATCCATCATCAATGTTTGTATTAATTGTTTTTGCCATTTTCTATACCCTCCTAAAATTATTCGCTGTCGGCTGTGAATGTGCCGGAACTGATATCAAACTTTCCTTTTACACGTTCGCCGGTATAATTGACGGTAAATGGAATCTGATATCCAGATGTGTCACCGCCGTAGGAAGTCGGCACAACGTAACAGTCCTGCTGATATGCTTCATATTTCCCTGCTGTGGCTTCTGTCCAGAGATGAACCTCAACTGCTTTTGTTTTGAGGTTGTCGTCTTTGAGACGTCCATCTACGATCTTCTGTAATGCTGTGAACAGATTAGAGGTGGTGTCTGCATAGAACGGATCAGCATCAGAAGAAACTTCGTAGCCGTTATGTTTAAATGTGGATTCTCCAAGAATGTTTTTAGATGTTTCGGTGTCTGGATTGAGTTCTACATTGTACTCTTCCAGATCTTTCCCAAGACGCTCATATTTCGGCGTCAGCCCCCCACAGAGAGAACCTGCGTCGATGTAATGAGCCATATATTTACGGTCAATTTTGCCTGTAACTGCCATAGAAATGTCCTTTCTGCCTATAACTTTTAAAAGGCTGTGTAGGTTAGCGACCATCTCCTATTGATAGCCGGTTGTTACTTGTTATATTACTTCATATGTGTTTTCGTAGCGTACCGATAATGGCAATAACCAGTCCTGTACGCCATTCTCCTGCGGCTCTAAACCATATGAGTTGTCACGGGTGATGCGTTTTATCACTCGCCCCTGTGAAAGTTCAGGAAACGCATTCAAACGTGTCTCAACGCCATTTATGGCAACTGGTTCTCGACATATCCATTTACCGAGATTGTCAAGGAACTTCTGAACAGATAGCTTCTGTCGTTCTTTGTCGGATGCTGTTCGATATACCACATAAAATGGATACTGGCATACCTGGTGCATTACGCCGCAAACATCTTCTTTTTCTGAATAGATCAATGCCCCGTTGTCTGCTGAGAACGCAATTCCAGATTCCTTGCCAAGTTCCTCAAATTTGATTGTTACATTTTCGTATAGCCCCGGATACTGGTTTAGAAGTGCTTTCATGGCATCTGTCAGAATCTCATATCCAGTTGCATCTTTACCGATAGGTTTATCTGCCATGTCTGCCGCCTCCTGCCTGTGCTTTTACTTTACGAATCCATGTGTCACCGTATTGTCGTTTAGCAGCATCAAACCACTTTGCCTGTGCCTGTGGGTGAGCTTGTTTGGTGTATTCAAGATTTTCCTTTGCGGCTGTCCGGCCAGAAAACTGACTGACGAGAACTTTCTTTGCTCCACGTCTCGCGTAGGGACTTCCAGTTGCTTCATCAACCATTCCTTTCCCCTCGTACAGAAAACGTCCATAAGGAGCCGCCGCCGCGCATACTTTCCCAGTTCCTTGTAAGGATGTACTCTCAACTCTTGTTCGGTTGATAAAGTCCCCTGTAATCATCGGCATAAACGGCACCATACTGTCCATAACCATTCCATCAAGGAGATACTGGGCTTCTTGATACTGCCTTGAGAACCTGTCCATATTCAGTTTGATTTTCATATCTCCATCGACTATGGAGAATCCTTTGAAATGATGAATTTTACTCATATCACTTACCCAAAATCTCAAAGTGTGGAATCAGTGTGTACGGACCGCCTACACTGGTAACCTTAAACACGTTATCCTTGTTCTCGTTCATGTACTGGTAGAATCCGCTCCGATAATCGCCATCAGATACCGTTCCACCAGTCCACTCACCCTCCCAGAAGAATGATTCATCCGAGAATGTGATAGTATCTTCCAGAGCGTTGTTAATCTGCCTTTTCCACTCCTTAGGTGGCACCCATGGAAGAATCTTGCCATTCTTGTCAGTAATGGTTATATCGCCATTCTGGACAGTGTATCGAACGTGTAACTGTGCGTTGTCAGTTGCGTCTGGTCCATACTTTTTGAGGATTGCTCCCTTGTCGGTAATGAGGTCAACGCCGGATAAAACATGAGGATACCAGTACGCATCTCCTGTTGTGGCACTTTCGTAATAGTTGAAAAGTGTAATTTTAGATGAATACATGATACCCTCCTATCCTTCACATATTGCTTTTGAAAATCTATCAGAGAATGATTTTATTCGGACAATATTGCCTTTGCACTCTTCCGGCATTTTCCCGTAAAAGATAATGCTTTCTGGGTGCAACTTCTCAATCATGGCATCGTAACCAGAAAGAAACAGTTCTTTCTTTTTCTTTCCATTCATACAACCAACAGAAGATACTGCAACTGTTCCACCCTTTGGCTCCCCATCGAAACACCAATCGTAAGAATCCGGTGTGCTCCATGAGATTGTTGGAATCACACGGCAACCATATTCTTGGAGATATGCACCTATCCAGTGCTTGCGATAATGGTTGTATATCTGGATGACTTTAGGAAAATCGGTGTAGGTGCTAAAATCTGGTGTTAGAATGTACCGGAATTTGCTCAGCTTGTCCACGTACCTGTCTGGGTTTCTCCATAGCGCATCGAATTGGTAATCATCTAAGAAGAAATGAACAGCTTTCTCTTCTGGATTACTGCATTTTCCTCTGGCGTAATTGAATCCGACAAATTCGCAATTGCCCTCGAATAATTCCGATTTTATCCGTGGTATACCGTATTCGCCGACACCAGGGAAGATGCGGCGGTTCAGATTTTCGTAAGCTATACTTGTCTCTCGGTTTGCCATAGATTACTTCTTTCCGCTTCCAAAGAACCATGAATCAAAGTTTTTCATTCTGCGCTTTCTGGCTCTGTCATAAGTGGTGGTAGTACGGCTTGTATCGTGCAAAGCACTTGTATCGCCTTTTTCAGATGCCTTTGAAAATTTGTGCATTTCATCTCTCATGGCTGTACTGGCATTGACTAATTTTCGATGCTCTATAGCAAGCCTTTGATTTTTAAATAACGCCTCTGCGCTTCCAAGCTTTGCGATTTTCCTTTTACTCTCACTTAATCTGTCATTTATATAATTCATTGTCTTTACTGCTTCACTCTTTGTCTTGATTGACTTAAAGTAGCTAGTGTTTTCTGAATTAATGACTTTCTCGAGTTTACTGTCTTTTTTAACAGTTCCGCTCCCTCTTAAAGCGTCGCTTTTCTTTGAAGAATTAAAGTACACCTTCGCAATAAGCTTAGAAACTGGTTTCTCGTTACTTAACCCACTACTTCCGCCACGTCCACCCATAAAATCACTCTTTCTGCACTGTCTGCTTAATAACCTGATTCACTCCGGTTGCCGACAATCCGTTAAACATACCGACTGCAACTGCTGTGATATAATCCGTTGCCGGGAAATCCGGGATAACTCCCATTCCGACTGCTCCGAGAATGCCACCAATAACCGCCATGATCACTGGAATCCATTCATCAGAGATTCTTTTTGATGCTTTACAGCCCATTCCTACGATGTAGCAAATCATAACGATTGCGATGCATGAGCCAAGTGTTGAAATGTCCATAATCATACCTCCAAATCAACTTTTTCCATAACTGCCCTTGCTTCCAGAACAGCAATATAATCCGTCATTGCTCTTACCTGCATATTGTAAGTGCTTCTCGGACAAGTAGGAGTAAATGGGAGTTCCCCTTTGTCCCACTTTTCAAGCATATTCGCAAGTTTCTTATATCGAACAACCACCTGCATATACTCTGCCTTAAAGCGTTCCTTGTAATCTGCACTGTTCATCATTTCAACTGTCTGTTTTAATTCCATTATTCAGATACCTCCTTAAATTCTTCTTCAAACTCATCCTTTACCATTGTATCGAAATACCCTTCTTCATCACGCAAGACGTAGTCTCCAGGCTCTATGAGTACCGAATCAACCATTTCGCCATTTCTAAACGGAGCAGGATATGTAGAAATCTCAATGTGAGGTGGGTTAAGATTGTTATTAATTTTTACTGAATTGCCAACAAACTTTTCAATTTGAGCTATGCTTTCTGGAGTGGTAAAACATTGAATAGCTTCAACTATAGTCGGTTTTTTTCGCACATATTTCATACTCTCACCCCCGCATATAATATCGGTACTCCATCATCCGTCCTTACTCCCATCAGAAGCGGCAATGCTGTCTTAAGAAGCAAGTCGTTCGTTTTCTGCACATCTCCGGCGGCGGCATACACTGCACTCCACTCTTTTGCGCCCGATGCTTTCTGCTGGGGCGTTGCGTAAGAGATGGATTCGCTGCCAGATGATACAGATGTTACAATGCCTGTCGTGCTACCACCGGTCCCGATTGCAGTTGATGTACCGCTCGCAGCGGCATTGGTAGCATTCTTCTCGGCAAGCTCAATCTGATACATTAATTCAGCCAATGAACAGACTGCCTTTTTGATACGCTTCTGTGAGCGTTCGTTTGTTGGCAGTCCGTCCACCAACCTGTCAAATGTCATTGTATCCACAAAATCACTGGCTCTTTCTGCCAGTCGTGGAAAGTCGGTTTCTGGCACGACATTGCCGAATGATTCTGTATAGAATTTATAATCTGCATAAGCCATGCCAATCACCCCCTACGTTTATGATTTCGCTGTTACGCTTGCACTTCCGGCATTCAGTGCCTTGTATGTTCCGTCACACTCAACCACTGTAATCTTCTGCCCGGTTGCTGCCTTAATGTCGGCTTTTCCGTCCCATGTAGTCCAGTTTCTGAGATTCTGGCCATAAGTTACAGCTGTTTCAGATGCACCAACTTTGTACTTGTACACATTGTTAGCGTTTTCTTTAGCCGGGTTTACAGTGATTTTTGTATCACCAGTTGCTGTTCCTGCCGCAGATGTTACTGTCAGAGTGCCAAGCGTTGGTGTCTCATCAATGGTAATTACTGCGATTGCATCAATGTACTCCGCAAAAAGAGTCAGTCCCATAACTGCGAACGCTTCGGAAACTGCTGTGTGGTAGTTGCCCTGAGTGTGGAATCCGATCAGGTTTGTCTCGCCAGATACGGTGTATACAAGCCCTGCTCTTGCGAAGTCAGATTCGTTCGGGTCAACATAATACAGAACGATGTTCTCGATAGGTGTTGCAATAACCTGTCCTCTCGGGATTTCGCTGTCAGACAGTAAAAAGATTGTGTTGAATCCCATAAAGTCTTTCATGTACTGGAATCCGAACTGGTTCTGAATAGTAATTTCAGCTGCTCCGAGGTATTCATATACGTCCAGAATGTTCACAAATCCAACAACGCCAGTCACATTTCTGTGCATCTGCTTGAATTTGTTCTCAACACGGCCTTTGGCCATCGCCAGAGCCATCTGGAATGTAGTTTCTGTGGAAGTAAGTGTACCGGTTTTCAGATAATCATAGAATCTGCCGGTAACATCAGTCTGAAGCTGGAAAAGGAATTCATCATCGGTCATCTGAACAGCGTTCTCGTAACCGTGATCCTTGATTGCTTCGATAGACACAGCCTTTGCGTACTTCTCGATAGTCATTTCCGCATAGTCCTTTTCTTTTACAACGAATTTGCTGTAAGGGATTTCCTCACCCTCACCAACTTTTCCACTCTGTAAAGTACCCTCTGCGTATTTGGACTTGAGTACAGCACCCGGCTGCTTTTTGATAGGTCTCATGATACCCAGAATATCACGTAAGTGCTGCCAGTTTCTTTCGAATCTGGTAACAAAGTCAATCTCACGTGCCGTGACATGAATATCATTAGTCATAATAAGATTTGTTTTTGCTGGCATAAAAAATCCTTTCTACCCATAATTGTTAAGGTATTGGGTTAGCGGCTATACCCTGATGTATAGTCGGTGTAAAAAATCACTGGAATAACTGGATATTCTGAGCGATTGCAGCCTGTCTCTCGGACGGGTCTTTGATTGCTTCGATATCTTTTTTGGTCATACTTCCCGGTGTCTGCTGCTGTCCAACGTGAGTGGTAAATCTTGCCTGATTCTGCTGAGCCTGCTGCTGAGATTCATCCACAAAAGCGGATGCGTCAGACTGTTTCATCTGTTCGATCAGGTCATTTAATCCGAGAATTTTACCGTCTTTCAGTTTAAGACCTGCTTCTTTGATGTCTGCCATGACTGATTTCTTTGCCGCTTCGCTGGAAAACTTAACGTCATCGAGTGCCGCTTTCAGAGCATCCGAGAAATCACGGTCGTAGATTTTTGCATTGAATTCTTTCTCTGCATCTGCCGCTTTCTGTTTCCAAGTCTCTAACTCGCTTTTAATATTTGCCGGGTCGATACCGTCAAAACTTTTTAAGGTTTCTTCTGCTGTCTCAGCACGTACTTTCCAGTCATCACGTTCTCCCTCGACTTTTGACAGAGTTTTTGCAACTTCCTTTGCATTCTTGTAATTCTCAGAGAGTGCTTTCTTTACATCTGCCTGTTTATCCTCCGGGATTTCAATTCCAAATGATTTTAAAGTGTCAATAAGTTTCTGCATAACATCCTCCTGGTCGTGTTTATTGACCTGCCGCCGCAGGTAAATGGATTAAGCCAGTTAGACCACTGGCAAGGTAATCGGAAAGGCAGGAATCGAACCTGCGACCTCACATTTACAGTGCGATCTACCACTGAGCTACATTCCATGCCGCCTATAACGGCCAACCCTCTAAAAAGAAACTGGGGTGAATTTCACTTCTTTCGCTATAGCGTAAATCCACCTGAGACATAGATCACCTGTATACAAACAGCTTAACTCTAAGCGGATTAAAGCGGAGCGCCCGGAATCGAACCGGAGACCAGAGTGCGACTCTGTCAGTTTTCCACTAGCGTACATTCCACATAACCCGGATTCCCGGGTTAGCAAGGTGTTTAACGTGTCATGCCTGCCACGAGTTGTTTCGGATATTTATTTCTTTTTTAAAAGAAAAGTATGAATAACAAAAACCTTAATCAAGGAGGTGAGCCATCTTGCGTGCCAGATGGCAAATACGCACGGCAGGACTCGAACCTGCTTAACTTTCCATTAAAGCGTGCGCACCAGCTACTTTAAGAAAGGAGGATTAAAACGAAAATGTCAAAAACAACCGTTTTACTTGTGCTTCCTGCTGCACAATTACATTATAACAGATTTCTTTTAACTACCTCTCTACCACTTTTGTGTTTTTAGAGCATATCACGGAGTTTTTCTACGTATCTCTTGACAAGATCACGTTCTTCCCGGCACTCTGCATCCTTGGACATATCACTCATTTCTGTTGTGAGTTCGTCAAGATGTTCTTCCAATGCGGCGAGCATCTTTCTTTTGCAGTCTTCAGACTTGCCGGAACGATAGCTCTGTTTCTGTGTCATATAGTCGTCATAAGCATCTCGTCCGTCAGAACGGCTGTAATGTCCTCTAACATAATGTTCACCACGTCTGGCATAAGAACTGCCCCGGTCGTAATCCGGCATCATTCTGCCATCATTTGAGCTGTATCTCCCCATGCTGTCACGCTTTCTTCCACGTTCACTGTAATCGTCATTGTATCCGCCACGCATCTCATCAAGGACAGTGTTATAGTACTCCACTTTCTTGTCCCAGTACTGCGTGTTCTTTATGTCTTTGTACATATCAATCAGTTTGTATGTCATTTCCAGATTTCCGGTAGTCAGTCCATTATCAGCGATTTTGGAAAGTTCATCTTCGATTCTTGCACATAAATCCTTAATATCTCTCATAATCGCACCTCCTATGCTTCTCTAGTCACGACAATATTTGCGTTCGCAACAGAAATAGCCTGATCGCTTGTGTTTTCTACCGCGATATTAACGCAACATCCGCGAGGTACATCAATATAGATGCCAGAGGACACATTATTGTACTGGTCTACTGCTGCCGGTGTGGAAATCATCTGAGAAGAAAGAACCGGCTCACCAGAGATTGCAATAGCCAGAGAAATAGCCCCGACAGTACCGCCTGTTGGAATTGCGATATTGCCAGAAAAATCCACGAAGAATCTTGCTTTACACTGATTAGTCAGTCCTCTCAGAGTGATGATTCCACTTCCCTCTCTGTGCTGAATGCAGTTAGAACCCTTAACTGCTGCGTTTGAATATACTACATTTCCATTTGCTGCTACAGTCTGAGCAGCTACATTTGTAAATTCTGCCATAATTTTTACCCCTTTCATATCACAAAAGGACAGGTATCAGCCTGCCCCTCTGTGTAATACGGCATAAGCCGACATTCGAATCAATCGAAAGATACTCTCGATATGAAGTTGTTAGCAATTGCATCCAGTGTTGCATCCACATCCGTAATATGTGTTCGGGTTAGGAACCTGATATGCCGGAATCGGTGCTGGATTAATCGCATTAATGAGCTGCTGTGTCTGTGAAGCCATTGCAGTTGTGAGCAATGCACTCTGGCGATCCTGAGAAGCGGCACGTCTGAGGTCATTGTTTTCAGCCTGAAGAGAAGAAATTTTTTCATTGCAGAGATAATCTAAAACGGCTCTCGTATTTGCATTCTGGTTATCAATGATATCTCTTGTGTTACTGTTCATGGTGTTCTGCAATGCACAGGTGTTCTGCGCCATATTGTAATTTACGCCCTGAATTGCTTCTCTGGTTTCGCAACAGCAGTTCGCAAGCTGTGCCTGCAATGCATTTGTGTTCTGCATATTTGCTATAGTATCAGCATTAATAGCCTGCTGGATTCCAAAGCCGGTCTGCATGATGTTTGTGTTGATTCCATTGAATCCGGTAAGCATACCATTATTCATGGCATAAAAGCCATCGCACAGGCCGCTGTTGATTCCGTCAAGCTTGCTAATTACTGCGGAATTGTCAAATCCTCTCTGAATGTCTGCCTGAGTAGCTGCTGTGGCTGCATATCCGCCGCCGTTGCCATTATTGCCCCAGCCGTTGTTTCCCCATCCGAAGAAAGCAAAAATGAATAAAACAATAATCCACCAGCTACCATCTCCGCCAAACATGCCGTCATTCCTGTTGTTCCCGGTCAAAAGAGCAACGTCTGATGCTGTTAAATTTCCATCCATAATATAGTCTCCTTTATTGTGTATTTACATCAATCTGGCCAGATTGTAATGTACTATTTCATTCCTTTCAACATGTGTTGAAATTGCCCTGCCATCTGTTGAACCTGATTAAGTTGCTGTTGGGAAATCTTTCCAGACTGCAACATCTTCTCAACTTCTGCTTTCGGATCGCCCTTAAAATTCTGTTTAAACTGCATAAACTGCTGTACCATCTGCATTGGTCCATTTCCCTGTGGCATCCCACCACCGAGCGCATTAAATAATGGATTACTCATCTGCGTTTCCTCCCTTGACCGCTGATTCCTGTACGGTATTAGTTCTAACAGGTTCAGAAAATGAATTTAATCGGTTTATGATAGCTTCGTATTTGCCCTTTAAATCGTCATATTCCTGTCTGGTGACGTATTTACTGTCCATGTTCTGAACGGGCTGTTTAGGTGGCATCTGAGTGCCTATCTCGTGATACTCAAACGTCCGTAATGGCTGTGGCATGCCGGAAACGTCTGTAGATTTTATGTAGAACTTTTCGCTTTCACTGTCCATTAATAAAACGCTTGTCCCGGGTGCTACCAGATAGGATTTTGCGCCTACTTCGCCGGATACCCACAGGATACCATTGTTATTCTGCTGGGGTTGTTGTACTGGTTGAGCTGGCATCTGGACAGGCTGTTGCTGGAACTGGTTCATCTGTCCCGGAACACCAAAACTATATTGATAAGGATTGTTATATAATGCCATCTTATGCACCGCCTTTCTGATTATATTCTAAAATAAAAAAAGAGCCTTAGACAGTTCGTCTAAGACCCATATAAGTATCTGAAAAGTATCAGCATACTTTAATTATTTTATTATTTACCCTCCGGCTTAATCGTTTCGCCGTGGATATACTCACATTCATCTGTTCAGCGCAGTATTCGAGCGTATATTCCTTACATCTCAGCCGGAACAATCTTTCTTCGTCCGGTGTAAAATTACACTCTATCAAGAATCTGTCTATATCTTTCTTTGTGAACACATATAACTTCATGAGCATACCCCTTATTAATGCAATTAACGTTGATTCTGTGCAAGATAATTTGTAAGCTTCTGTTTTGTTTTTTTTAATTCCTCCACATTATTCCCACTGATCTGACTGTCCAACATGGTCGACAACACTTCCAGAATCAACGAATCACGTTCTGCAATCCTCTGAAGACTCTCGTAATCTCGTTTATCATGTTCTTCCAGTGTTTCTACTCGCTTATTGAGCCGGAATGCCGGAGTAATCCACTTAAAGATCACAGCTGCTGCCCCTCCGACAATGGACACCCCTCCGCAGATAGAGAGGAAAATCTGTACAAATTCTGATATGCTCATTTATTCTCCTTTTCCCAGTAATATACCGGGATCTCATTTCCGGAATCCCATGTATCGAAATATTTGCCATCCTGCACTGTCACCACATGACCATCTATACAGAGAATGTATGTGCCTGTTGGATGATCTGCGCAAAAGTCATTGACTGTATAAATATATCGCTCCGACTGCTCAATCAGTTTTCGCCTGTATCCATGCTTATAGAGGTACGCTCCCCAGACATAATTTGCGCTCGGCATATCTGACAGAGTACATGCCTGTATCATTAATCCGGCGAATACTGTTTCCCAGTCGAAGCCAGTTGCTTTACATATTGCCCGGACAACGCAATCTCCTGTTCTCTTATCCTTAACAGGATTTGGATTGAAATATTCCCATCTATCCATCAGTCAATCCCCTTTGCTGTCTTATATCTCTTTGCCGCTCCTCTGGCTTTTGCGGCGTTCTGGCGGTTCCACTTAGCAATCATAAGTCGGTCTTGCAGTTCCCTCAGGTCATTCTGCTTGCAATAATCTTTGTATGCAGCATTTTGTTTCTGTAAAAGATAAGACTTCCGGTCAAGGTCTTGCTGAAGTGCAAATCTTGTCTGTTCGTCATTACAGTTATCAACCGCCGCTTGCATTCCAAGAACTTCACGCTTCGTTTTGCGGATTCTTCGCTCATAAGTGCGTTGCCGTTGTTCTTTTTCGTACTGTTTGCCTTTGTCAACTTTGTCCTGTGCCGATAGTTCTGCATAAGGATTAAATTCCCCATCACTGGCTCCAAAACTATGCCGACAGTTGACTCCTGACAGTCCGCTTGCCGTTCCATATCCGGTCAATGAGAACGGTGGAAATTTCTTACTCTTGCCAGAACGAGAGTATATCTTTCCTTGCCACCATGAGTGATTTCCCGGATTCTCGCCGCCGTCACCTGTTCTGGCTCCTATGTGTGCACTGACCAGAATCAAATCCCAGTCCATTTCTTCCATGCGTTTTAGAGATATATCTCCCGTAGCCTGAGCCACACCGGTTCTGACAGAACGTGCGACTGCTGTTTCAATCGTGTCTTTTCTGCCAGATGGATATATGACGGTAACACCATCACTCACAACATTATTAACTGCCTCTTTGATGGCTTGCGTATACCCAACTGCCCCAGTCATTACATGATTATATGCAAGGTCGCATTGCTCGATATAAAGCCTCTGAGCGACACTTGCGGTTGTTCTCGTGAAGTTCTTCCACTCGCCCATGGTTGCAAGCATATTCCGCTCCATGAGCCTTATCATAGATGGTGACTGTTCGAGCGGTACAGGGCTTAATCCCGCCGCCTTATATACCTTATCATCATAGTTCATTGCAGTGATTCCGGCATCTTCAAACGCTTCAAGAAGCTCCTGCTGTTCACGTTTGGTGTATTTGGATAGTTCCGCTAGAATGTCTTCTAGTAATTCACCAGATTCCTGTAGTGTTCTGATTCTCCATACATCAGCGTTGGTCAGAATATAGTCCTCACCTCTGCCGATTCTTGCCATCATCCGAGACACGATTTCAGAGATGATATACTGGTGTAGTTCTTCGGCAATCTGTTCACTGCCCTCTGTTATCTGGCGTAAATATTCAGGACTAAGTATAGTATATCACCTCTTTCGATAAATGTTGTGGTGCATGTTTTGGTTTTTACTGGTTAGCTAAAGCACCCGTTAGTTAACTACATGATTTCTTTCCAGGTTTCTGCTCCAACGCCGAATACTCTTAGATTCTGAATCGGCAACTTTGCACTGTTTTTAACTTGGATTATACCTCTGAAATTTTCTGACTTATTAAAACGTTTTGAATTTCGAGGATTTGTTTTTGCAGGGATTGATTCTCTTCTTTAATTCTCTTTTCGATATATGCTTCCGTATCCACTACATACTCAACAGATATTTCGTTTTCTGATGTCAGTATGGTTGTAGGATAATTTGTGTGAATTGCCTTTAATTGCTCGCTATCAACTGGGGCGGTGATTACTTGCTCCACATACTCTTCGTATTCATCATTTTCCCCAACAGAAAGACAGTATTTCAGTCCCTCTTTTAGTTCAAGCCAATTCACATATCCTTTTACATTTGCATTAATTTTTGCAGATGTTTTTGTCTTCCCTTTATCGATAGCAAACCATATGTCTTCATTATTTTCACCTATAAACTTGACATTCCCGCCTTCACTCAATTCTCCGTTGGTGATAAGTGTAAATAGCGTACCAGCTTTTGCTTCAAATGGAATGAATTCTTCTTTCTTTTCTGAATCAAGAATATTCTTCCCTGTAATTATGATTTTCCCTGTTCCAGACAATATCTTTACCGGAAGGTTCGAAGAATCATTTATAATGATAGTTTTTCCTAATGCTTTTTTTATTATTGCAGGAGCTTTATTACCTAAATCTTCCTTTAGCAAAGCAATGTCCGTCTTATTCTGCTCAATCTGCTGCGCCTGTTCTGTGGTGGCCCCGGGCTTGACTGGATTCTTTTCAAGGTACTCATTTACTGCGGCTTTGATTTCTTCCGGTGAGATTTCGCCGCCTATTCCTTTTAAACATAATTCGTATAAATACTTCTCTTTTCTCGTAATTGGCTTTGGGAGTTCGCCCTTATAATCGCCTGTCAAGTACGCAAGATATTTTTCTTCCCTTGTTACTGGTTTGTCTGCCATCTTTTTTACTCCTCTCCGAATAGTGTTGGTTCGTCTGGCTGAGCTTCTTTGACCATTGCTTTCGCATCTTCCTCGGTCATTCCTTCAAACTTCACGAAATACAACCATGCCGGAACCTTGCCAGTGGTCACATACTGCCACCATCTTGCACGGTCGTTTTCTCTAACATAGAGAATGTCTCCGAAATCATAATTGACTTCATATGCTCCAACAGGCGCAAGCCCGTACAGGTCAGCATAAACGTTCAATGCGTAAATAACTTCATCCAGACAGGATTCTAGTTTGTCTCGAACGTCTTTAATAAACTGCACTGTCCTCTGCTGTTCCGCTTCTACTCCTGTAGCCGTCTGAATGCCACTAGATTCGTTGAAAACAAAGTACCCGTTAGAGAATCCAATCTTATATCCTAACTGGCTTAAAAGGGCATTTATGCCGCTTATGCGGGTATCCGTGTTGAGCTGCGGATTGATTTCTTGGTAGAACTCTTTCTCGTCCTGTCCGAATACATTCTTGACAAAGTGCGGCAATTTCATCTCATTTCGCCTGTTCTCCATACCTTGTGGCGACATGGCTGACATAGGCGTACCGTTTGGCATCAGCAGTCTATCATCTGCCAGAACAATCTTCTGAGAATTAAATATTTCTCCGGCATTACGGCTGTATGCAATGTCGAGGTCTTTTAACTCCTCGATAGCTTCGGCAAAAATCGGCAATCCCAATGGTGCATTAATATCCACGTTATTCGCTTGCGGCGTCCGCAGTACTCCGTACAGAGGCCCGTCCAGCTTCTCTCCATTTGCCTTGAGAATCGGCGGCGTATCTGCCATAAGGTCAGCCCATTTGGTCTGTTTAAGGTCAATCTTATCGCCGATTGACTGAGGGGATTTTGACACATAGGCTCTATTAGAAACGTAGTACGGATAGGTCGTCACGCCATCCACGGTAGTCTCAACAAATCTATGATATTCAAGCCGTGTATAGTATTTCCGTCCAACAGTATAAGAATCCTTGAATATGATTCCCTTAATTTCCTGATTATCATAGTCCACGATCATCACATCTGCCGGAGTAAATACGTCAATGCTTTCACCATTTGGCTTAATAAATACTGTTCCATAAGCACAGCCATATTCTACCCAGTGACGGATTTGAAAATATACCTTGTCGATCTGTTCCTGTAGCCACGTAGCCCTTGCAGAACCGTCTATCTGAATGCCGATCGCCAGCGTTGCGAGCCGAGCTGTTTCTGAGCAGACAGATTTAGCAAAATTGATCGTCTTGATATTATTCTTATCATCCAGCCATTCCGGCGCACCTCTGTAAATGTTCGCGCACCGGTTAATCAGCGATTCCATCTCTGGAAATTCTGCTGCCTGAATGTTGAAGTCCTCTTCGGCTTGTTTTTTGAATATCATATTAAACCACCTTTTTAGTGTTGTTATAAGTCCCATTATGCACTGTAACCTCTCCTGTTAAACAACGGCTCATAAGCATATCTAAGTGCCGAGATTGCATGATCATCTCCGTCAGGATAACCACTTATTACATTTCCCTCTTTGTCCCGATCGTACTCATATTCTGTGATTTCTTTATATGCGTTCGGTGTTCGCTTCGGGTCAATGACTATAGTCTTTGTCTGTAAGAATTTGAAACCATACTCGATACTTCCCGGTCCTTTGATTGCTCCTCTTGCAGGAAGTCCGGCATCCCGGAAGTCATTCACAGACTTAGGTTCCGCAGAATCACATATCATTGTGTAATCGTCATAGCCTTTTTTCTTGATCCAATCAGCAGTCTTAGAGTTGCTCCATTTATTTACATACAGCTCGTCAATCAGATATATCTTCTCTCTGGCAGAATCATAATAAGTTCGGAGATAGCAGAAGGCATCCGGGTACCATCCATAATCTACACCAGCGAAAATGCGGTCCATGTGGCTGATCTCTTCGTCTGTAATATCTCTGATTTCGAGATATTCAAATACGTTTCCGCCGTCACCATTCGGGACGCCCAGGTATTCATGCTCATAGGCTTCTGGGCGAATCTGTTTGAGATGTTCGGCATCGTCAAAAAACTGTTGTCCAAGCCATTCCTTTGGAACCGTTCTGTAATCAGAAGAATGAACATATCTGTCGTCTCTCTGGATTAATACTTCCTCATTCATGAAGTTATGTCTTGTTTTTGGTGGGTTGAATGACATAAAAGTCCAGTAGTCTTTTCCACCTCGCATCGATGACTGCAAGATGCTTCGTACTTCTTCCATTCCGGTAAAAGTATCACATTCTTCCAGCCATGCAAAAGCAAAGTATCCGAATGGAGCTTTTAACGACTTTAATTTCATTCTGTCATCAACGCCACGAAACATTATAGTCTGTCCAGTCGGCATATATGTTATTTTCATTGGGCTGACAGTACATTTAAAATCACCATCAAGATGCAATGCTGATATAGCAAATTGCATCTGTGAAAAAACGCTATCTCTTAATGTGTTCGCTGTTTTTCTGAATATGATACAATGCTTATCTCTATTCTCTTTTCTTGTCATTAGCAATATAATGACAATGCTCACGAAAGAAGACTTGCAGCTTCCACGTCCACCTTTGAATACATAATAAGTATGTTTGTGTTCTAAAATATCTCTTAGCACATTATCGAAATTATACGGAAATAAATCATCTGCGGATATTTTCATACTGCTTCATATCTCCAAACATATCCATAGGCTGTGGGACGTCCACCCGAACAGCATCGAGAAATGGCACTATTCTTATAGCCTAACGCTCGCTCCACGTCCATAGTGCAGTCCCATGTTTTTATTATTTTACCATTGTATCTGTCTATCTGATTAACCCTTTTGGCTGAAACGCTTTTACTACCTCTATGGGAATCGCCAATTCTTCTTTTGGTTTCGTCTGAAAGCTTTCTTCCTGTTTGAGTTATTGCTCTTTTAGCTACAACTTCTTTTGTGTGCAGCCTATCGCCGAAATGAAGCTGCGTTGCTGTCTTACTCATTTTCTTCTTTGTACGAGCGCAACGCTTCTTTCCGAAATTTCCACCACTGTCAAAATTAAATCCGTACTTTTCTTCATTGCTTCGATGTTTTGCAATGCTTTTTCGTTCAATTAATTCGGCTTCTTCTTTGGTGAGATTATCGGATATAATTTCATGCTTAATCCCTTCCCAACCATATTTTTTTATAATTTTGAAGAAATCATCGTTTCCGTAATATCCGCTGTCCCACCTTGCTTTTACTGTTTTGCAAGTCATTCCTATATACACTCTGCCATCAGGCACAGTATGTTTATATACTTTATATCTTCTCTCCGTTTCTGGTAAGTTCAATTACTATGCCCTCCTCTTTTTCTTCTTTCATTTCCGGTTCTGGGTTATCTCTCCATTTATCACGTTTTCTGTTTTTTAACCAGAATATTTGAGCCGTGGTATTCCCCTCAAGAGCATTTTTGAAAAGTGCATTTTCTACTAAGTAATCAGCTATTTCTTTCCCTTCTTTTAGGGACTCCGAAATCTCCGAATATTTCTTTTTCCATTCATATAATGTCGATGGGGAAATGCACATATTTTTTGCAATCTGCTCGTCAGTTAAACCATCTCTAGCCCAACCTTGTAAAAGTACTTGACCTTCTTGAGAAAGCCAATATTCATACTTTCCCGCCATATTAACCTTCTCACCTCCAGACATAAAAACGCCCTAGCATAGTTATAGTTATATATACTATAATACCATACTAGGGTGTACATAGCTCTCTACTACTTTTATAAATTTTTAAGTTTTTTTTAAAGCCTGCCAATCAGTTTGGCCAGATGATAATATTCCGCCATGACCTTGCGTTTGTATCCGTAAAAGTCATTCTCTGTTGCAGGAACTGTCCTGATCTTCTCCATTGTCCGATAACCAATACTGTTCACGATGCTGTCATAGATTTGTGATTCGATGCCGGGCGCATATTTGATAGATACCTGTAACAGATTATATTTATCGCTCTCACTAAGATTCCGCAAGTGACTTTGTAATGTCGGTATATCATCCGGCGGCACTCCGTAATCAATCAACGTCGCATTTCTCAACTTCATTTATTTCACCTTCTTCATTCAAACTCCAGTCACATGGCATGCCTCGAAAACATTCTGGACAGTGTTCGTAGAATCCGCAGCCTTTGCAATCTGCTGGCTGTCCAGTACAATATTGCTGTAGTACGTGGTATGCTGAT